GATGTGCCTAATGTGTCTGTAGAGCCTGATGAAAGAATTGATAAAATGACAGGGATCCCTTACGACGAACAGGCTGGCGTAATTATGCGGGACGAGGAAGAGCGCGGTGTCGTGTCTCTTGAGGACCCTCGCCGTGGGTTTTACTTCGGAGGCCATGTAGAGGAGTTACTTGAAACCGCAATAGGAAGACACGCAGAAATGCTCTATGTGGCCGAAGGACCACATGGCTTTACTGAAGGAGCAAAGGGCTTAACTAGGAACAGGAAGTATGCCCCTGTAGAAACTAATGATGCTAGAGAGGCAAATAAAAAAATCAAAACATATGACATCGGATACGGGCATAAGATTACTGCGGACGAATGGGCGTCTGGCATGATACATGGTATTCCGTTCACGGACGGAAACAAGCCTTCTGGACATAGCACTACAGGAAGCTATGTTTCCCTTACTGAGGAGGACGTACGTACCATTATGCGTACGGATATCCAGAATAATCTACAAGCTGCTTTAGATAAGGGCTGGAGGAAAAAACTAGCCGCTAAAAATACATCTTGGGACAAATTGACTGATGCCCAAAAGATTATTTTACAAGACATATCTTACAACGTAGGTGCGGGCAAAGCTGCATCAGCTTGGAACGATATCTTTGACAATCTGGGCGATACGCCAGAAGAGAGACGAAAATTTATCAAGAACTCACGCAGAAAAGATGCGGGATACAACACAGAAGGAATGGACAATAGAGCAGCTCAAGCGGCATTTGCAGCAGGCTATATTAAGAATGTAAAAGAAGCTCACGCAATGGGATTAACATTAGCAAGAACCGTTGACGGTAAAGCCTATGACAAGCTTACAGAGGCACAAAAAGAAGAGCTTGCTCAGATTGATTTGGCCCGCAAAGCAGCAGAGCGTAAAGCAGAAGCCGAGCTTAAAGCAGCAGAAGACAAGCGTAGAGCAGCAGAAACTGGGCCTAAAGCAGCAAAAGCCACGCAGAGCGCAGCAACAGAATCGTATGGCGTACTAGCGTCCGATGGCGCTCCTAGTCTGCTTAGTCCTAACGCAGAGCGTGTAGCAGCAGCACAAGCCCAACCGGAAGAACCAAAAGAGACAGAGCGTATATTTTGGGCAGACGCACCGCGCGCTAATGTGCACCAAGGCGGACTAGTTAATGTGCTTCACAAAAGGAGCCAGCGTGGATAATGAGCCCTCTGAAGACACGTTTTATAAATTACACGGATACTATGAAGAAGATTTAGATAGGGGGTATCGTATTGATTGTAAGATGCGCTCTAAAGAGAACTTGCCTTGGCTCTTACGCACTGAGTTTCAAATAGTTTATGAAAAAGTACTAGCGGTCCTTTTAAAGAACCTACAAGAAGTCCCTTTAGAAGCAGCTATACAGTCTATAGATAAAATATTACAAAGCAACATACGCTTTGCCCCCGATGAACTAAAGGAAAAAGAGAATCACTATGAAATTTAATTTATTTAAAGGTGTTAAAGGAATACTTGGCGCGGTAGCCCCCACAATCGGTACTGCACTGGGAGGCCCAATGGGCGGCATGGCAGCTAATATGATAGCAGAAGCACTCGGCTGTGATCCCGAACCTAAAAAAATAGAACAGGCTATCCAGGCAGCTACGCCAGAACAACTTGCAGAGCTTAAAAAGATTGACGCAGATTTTGATGTCAAGATGAAAGAGCTTGATGTAGATTTGTATGCTCTTGAAACAGCGGATATACAGGATGCAAGAGGTAAGTTTTCTAAAGATTGGACTGCCCGCGTAATAGGTGTCACTGTTGTTGGAGGCTTTATGGGCTATATATTCCTAGTAACTCTACAGCCTCCAGAGCAAAACAGCGAGGCGTTGATTAACCTTGTTCTTGGTTATCTCGGCGGACTTGCTAGTGCCATCATATCTTTTTACTTTGGTGCCAGCAACGCTGATAGCAAAGAAGACTAGTGCAAGAGATTGCTCGCTTAGTCGGTGAGCTAGGCCTCCCTGTGGCGGGCGGTCTTATAATGGCTTACTTTATATTTCTTGTAATGAAACAACTAATGAATGGGTTGGTAAGCGAAATTGAAACTGTTCAATCTATTTCAAAGATGCTTATTACTAGGGCGTCTACTATGAATAACGATATAATTCGTATTGATACTAGCGTGTCGAGCGCACTAAATCTTTCTCCTGATCTTGACAGAATTGCTAGAGCAGAAAACTTTGTTGAAGACGGTAAGATAGACGCAAGGCGAGACTAATGGATCTTGTACAAGTAGTTTCTGAGTTTGGTTTTCCTGTGGTAATGGTAGTGGGACTTGGTTATTTTGTCTACTTTGTATGGCAAACAATAACTACTAAGATTGATCCTGCCGTACAGGAGATGAAGACAACTATCATAAGGCTTACAGATCAATTGCGTTTATTGGATCAAGATATGATACGGTTACAAATAAAAATAAACACAGTTCTAAAACTAAAATATGAAAATAGGCTAGCAGAGGATGATGAAAATAAAAGAAGCTCTTAGAAATATAATAGTAAAGCTCTATAGCTTGGCTAAGTTGTCTACATATTACATAGTCGCCCCGCTCACAATACTAGTCTTACCATTTCTTTTTTTGAATATACCAGCCCAAGCAGATGAACTACTATATAGGTTTAAAAGTCCTAGTTTCTCTGGTATTAACACATCCTCTCATTATCTTACGATAGAGAACCAAGAGGCTACAAGAAGGGCGGCAATTAAAGAAGAAATAGACGCATATATAGATGAGCTAGCTAGAGAAGAAGAAAACACAACGCTTGCAAGATTTATTAGAAATCTCGAAAGCCGCATATACGCACAACTCAGCAGGCAGCTAGTCGAACAACTGTTCGGAGAAACGCCACAAGAATCAGGTAGCTTAACATTAGAAGGTAACACGATTGAATATGTTGTCGAAGAAGACACAATTACGCTCACAATTACAGATGAAGTCGGGAACACGACTACCATTACTGTTCCTATTGGTAGCTTTACTTTCTAGTTGTGCGTTTAACTATGATGAGCTTATTAGGGATGGGGGCATACCCGACGTAATTATTAAAAAATCTACAGTATTAGAGCTACAATCAGAAGAGCTTAGGAACCTGGCACCAGCAAAGCAAAAACCCGTAATTGCTATCTACCCAAATAGTTTTAAAGATCAAACAGGCCAGCGTAAAAGCAATGGATCTTTTGCATTATTTAGCACAGCCATTACACAAGCGCCTGAGGCTTTTCTTATTAGGGCTTTAAAACACGCGGCAAACGGCGAGTTCTTTCAGGTAGTAGAGCGAGTAGGGCTGGATAGCCTAACAAAAGAACGACAGCTAATACGCTCTACGAGAGAGACTTTTGACGAGGACAGTGCTGTACAACCTTTGTTATTAGCAGGACTGCTTATACAGGGTGGTGTACTAAGCTACGATACCAACATAAGATCAGGTGGTGCTGGTGCTCGCTATCTTGGTATTGGCACAAGTAAAAAGTACCGGGAAGATGCTATCACTATTACGCTAAGACTAATATCTGTATCTACAGGAGAGGTCTTAATAGAAGTGTTGGTATCAAAGCACATTACTTCAGCAAGCTTATCTCAAGACATTTTTAGATTTATAGAAAAAGAAACAAGGCTTATTGAAATAGAAGGGGGAGTTGCAGAGAACGAAAGTACCTCTCTAGCTCTGCAGAAAGCAATAGAAGAAGGTGTATTAGAACTTATTAGAGTAGGGCTTACTCGGGGGTATTGGAAGATATGAAAAAAATAATCAGTTTATTATTGTTATCGTTGGCTGGGTTCTCTTGGGCAGCGGATAATGAAATCTATGTAGACCAAGTAGGCGCAACGGCTAATATAGATTTAGAGCAGCTTGGGAGCGGAAACCTTATTGGTGGTCTTACGGCAGTTGCGGGTACTATGACTGCACTAGACCTTGATGGAGCAAGCATGACATTAGATATAAATCAAATAGGAAACTCAAATAAATTTCTAGGTGACATGTATGCTGATAGCTATACGGGTTACTTTAATTTTGACGGTGATACAAATACATTCACTTCTAAAATGGACCCGGACAATACATTTGGTGCAGATAATTCAAATGTTAACGTACAAGTTACAGGCAGCACTAACACCATGACACTTGATTTAGCTACAACGTCGTTAGCTAGTGGGGCAGATATTGATTGGATTATACAAGGAGATAGCAATGTAATTAATTCCGATCTAGATGTGGACTCAGCAACTCAGTATATTGATCTGGATGGGGATTCAAATACAGTAGACTATGATGGAGATGGATATGCAGGAGCTTATTTCAAGCTGGAACAAGACGGTAGCTCGCGCACATTTACAGTTGACCAGCAATCTACATTGGATAATGATTGGTTGCGCATCACTTCTTGGGGCTCTAATGGTACTGTTTGCGTTAACCAAAGCGACGGTGGCACAGCAGTTGGATGTTAGTGTTGATGTTGGAAATATTACAGAGCTAAGAGGAAACACCAGAGTAGTAAGAGATAAGCCCTACGAAAGCGCGCTTGCTTTTTCTATAAACTCTATGGACACATTAGAGACTGCTAATGGCAGGATGGGTATTACCTTTAGGGACGATAGTGTTATACGGCTCACGGAACACAGCAATGTAACTATAGATAGTTTTATTTTTAATGCTGATCCTAATAAAGGTGAACTTGCGTTGAACTTTCTTAAGGGTACCGGAAGATTTATAACGGGTACAAAAGGAAGAATTTCTAAAGACAATATTAAGATTCGTACACATGCTGCGTCAATAGCAATCAGAGGTACGGACTTTACAATAACTGTCTCGGAAACCGGAGAAGCTCTTATAATTTTATTACCCGATGAGTTCGGTAATAGTTCTGGCGAAATTGAAGTCTCGACTGCTCTTGGAGAGGTGCTTCTTACTAAGCCCTATGAAGCCACTACTGTATACAATTTCGAAACCCCTCCCACTCCCTCAGTAATATTAAACCTAACACTTGATATGATTGACAATATGTTAATCGTCAACCCCCCAGAAACTAAAAAGCTTGTAGTAACAGAGTCTACGGTGGCTGCTGATAACATGCTCGATGTAGACTTTTTACAATTTGAAGAGCTAGACCAGGATGACTTAGCTGAAGATTCTTTAGAATACCAAGAACTAGATATAGACCATCTTTCAGGAAACTTCCTTGAGGATCTTTTAGATGTACTGCAAGATATAGATGCGCTGTCTAAAGCGGAAAGAACCTTGTCCGCTGACGGGGTTACAGGCACTACAGTAGGCTACGATAAAGATACACAGATAAGTACCTTTGCTACAGCGGCTAACTTAACATTCCTACGCCAGATAGAAGATGCTTTACAGATAAAAGTACCTAAAGACGGGTCGTATAGTATACGCATCGAGCAAGAGGGCAAGGTAAATCAACTCTCTATAAACGGCGGAACTTCCTCTATTATTAATATCAAACAAGGAAGCTAATTATTTTTAAACTAGCTATACTGCTGGTACTGTTTTTCATTCCTGTTACTTTTGAAGTAG